TGGTCTTGGAAACAACGCAGAAGAGCTTCAGACGGCTTCTGTGCTTATGGACAATACTGTTATTCGCCCAATGCAAGTAACTATATTAGATGAGCTTGAGAAGCTGCTTATGTACAATGGTATCGAACTAGATATATACTTTAAGACATTACAGCCACTTGAGTTTACTGACCTAACAAACGCTATATCTGAAAGTGAGATAGAAAAAGAAACTGGTGTAAAGAAAGACCAAGTTGACGAAGAACCTAAAATAGAAGAAGAAGAATAATATGGCAACTGCACTATTTATAAAGAGAGCTGACCTTGTCAAGAACACCGCCTTAAATGGCTCGGTGGACACTGATAAGTTTATTCAGTTCATACACATAGCTCAGGAGATTCACGTTAGAAATTATATGGGTACTGACTTGTACGACAAGATTAGTGCGGATATTATCGCAGGTAGTTTAGCTGGTGATTACTTAGCTCTAATAAATGATTACATTCAACCTATGCTTATTCACTACGCTATGGCTGAGTACCTTCCGTTTGCAGCGTACACAATCGCTAATGGGGGTGTATATAAGCATAACTCTGAGAATAGTTCTATCGCCAGCAAAGAGGAGGTTGACTTATTGATTAACAGAGAGCGTGACTATGCGGAGTACTATACTCAGCGTTTTATAGACTATATGAGTTTTAACGCTGACTCTAAGTTCCCAGAGTATTACACTAATAGCAATGAAGATATTTACCCAGACAAAGATGCTTTATTTCACGGATGGAATCTATAAGTAAGTACAAGCCTAAGAAGGGCAACGTGATAAAGCTCAAGAAGTATTTAGAAGGAAGAGTTAAACCGAACAAAATAATAGAGAAAATTGGCTACACTAAATAATCAGAAGATAAAAGACACTTTCAAGGGATTACTTAAAACCCTTGATAACGCTGAGATTACAGGTCAGGTAGAGATTACTGATGGCGATGGTAATCAAACAGGTGTGTTTATCAATACTGATGGCTCTATAAAGGTTACTGGCACTACTGAGTTTGGCTCACTCAAAGATACTGGAGAAGATATCACAATCACTAAGTTTGTAGATGAAGCTGACGGTATATCTAACAATGATGACGACAGTTCAATACCTACTTCTGGCGCAGTAAAAGACTACGTTGATACTGGTGTAAATGCAAACGCAGCTAATATAAGCACGAATACATCCAATATAAGCACTAATACAGGCGATATAAGCACGAATACGAGTGCTATTGCTCTCAATACAGCTAAGGACACTTATCCTTCGGCAGACGCAGCGAAAGTGGCTAATATAACCGTCACACAGGCTGTGGATTTAGATACTATTGAGTCTAATGTGGCGACTAACAATTCAAAGGTCAGTTTTGATTCTACGAGCTCTTCTAAGTTATCAGGGATAGAAGCTGGCGCACAAGTAAATGATGTAGCTTCCGTAAACGGTCAGACTGGTTCTGTAACGCTTACTTCAAGTAATGTTAACGAAGGTACTAACTTATACTACACGGATTCTCGTGTTGCATCAAATAGTGCGGTTGCAGCCAACACCTCTAAGACAGGAATAACTGACCAACAGGCTAGTGCTATTAACGCCAACACATCAAAAGTAGGTATAACAACTCAACAGTCTGATGCTATCGTTGCAAATACCGCTAAGACAGGTATAACATCACAACAAGCAACAGACATAACCACCAATAACGCAAAGGTAGGAATAACCACAGGTCAAGCTACTGCCATAACTACCAACACAGCAAAGGTTAGTTTTCCCGAAGCACCTAATGATGGCGATTCTTATGTAAGAAAAAATGAGGGTTGGGAAAGTCTTACACACCCTACCGATGCGGTTACATCAGTCAATGGAGATACAGGTGTGGTTGTTTTAGATTCAGACGATATTGCAGAAGGTACGTCTAACTTATATTACACAGAAGCAAGGGTATCAGCTAATACCAATGTAACTGCAAACACGGCTAAGGTAGGCATCACTACACAACAAGCAAGTGATATTACCACAAACAATGCTAAGGTTGGCATTACAACTCAACAAGCTGCTGATATAGTTGCAAACAATGCTAAGGTAGGAATTACCACACAACAGGCATCTGATATTACTACTAACAATTCAAAGGTAGGTATCACGACTACCCAAGCTGATGCGATTACAGCAAATACAGCTAAAGTTGGTATAACAACCGAACAATCTAATGCAATAGTAACTAATACCGCAAAGGTTGGCATTACAACACAACAAGCATCGGACATAGTTACCAATAATGCTAAAGTTGGTATAACAACAACACAAGCCAATGAGATAACCGCTAATACTTCTAAGGTTGGTATTACTACGCAACAGGCGAGCGATATAACAACGAATAATGCCAAAGTGGGTATAACCACTCAACAAGCGAGTGATATCACGTCAAACAACGCTAAAGTGGGTATTACGACCACACAAGCTAATAACATAACAGCTAACACAGCTAAAGTAAGCTACAATACAACAGATTCAACTAAAGTAGGTTATATTAGTATAAGTCAGGCGGTTGATTTAGACGTTGTAGAAAACAAACAAGATAACCAATATAAGATAATTGGTATTGCTATGGATTATTCAAACAGGGTGTTATCAGATAGTGGAACTGCTGAGGGTAGCCAAAGTATTATGGAAAATATAGAAACTTTAATCTTAAACTAATGAGCATATACGATAATGCAGGTGTAGCGTTAATACCATCAGGAACTAAAGCGAGTAAGCTATATTCGGTTTTACCTGCTAATGGCGATGGGGATTTTAACGCTACAAGAGGTTCAACAGCGACACGAGTAAACAAAGATGGCTTAATAGAAAGCGTTGCTACAAACGTACCTCGTTTAGATTACCCTTTAATTGATGGCGTAGTACAGGATTGTCCTGCTTTACTTTTAGAGCCGAGTAGAACAAATGTAGCACAAAGAACAGAGGAATTTGATAACAGCTATTGGACTAAAACAAGGGCAGTAGTTACAGCAAATCAAGCTGTATCTCCTGATGGAAGCCAAACAGCTGATAAATATAGGTTAGATTGTACGAGTAATAGGTCGCAAATTTCAAGGGTTATATATAGTGTAGGTACACAATATACTACATCTTTGTTTGTTAAGTATGATAGTGCAAAGTACTTTTATATAGGTAATGCAGGTGCAAGTGCTTATAGGACAGTTTTTGATATTGAAAATGGCACAATAATATCAACAGGTTCAAGCGTAGATTCGTCTAAAATAGAAAACTATGGTAATGGTTGGTATAGATGTTCGGCTACTTTTACAGCAGCTTATACAACTTTGTACTATAAGTTATCGCCTAATTCTAATAACGCAACTTTTACTAACACAACAGATTTTAGTTATATATGGGGCGCACAAATTGAAGCAGGAAGCTATCAAACTTCTTATATATCTTGGGATGGTTCAGGAACTACAACACGTTCAGCCGATGCTTGTAATGGTTCGGGAACAAGTGCAGATTTTAATAGCGCAGAGGGTGTTTTATTTGCTGAAATGGCAAATTTATCAAATGATGGTACAGAAAAAAGATTAGGTTTACAGGATTCAGGAACTTATGAAACTGTAAGAATAACGTATGTACCAACAGCTAACCGAATTACAGCAGTAGTTTATAATGGTGCAAATCAGTGTGTGTTAAATTTTGATGTGCCTGATACTACTGATTTTAATAAAATAGCGTTAAAATATAAAGTAAATGATTTTGCTTTATGGGTTAATGGGTTTGAGGTTGGAACAGACACAAATGGAAGTACTTTTGATGCAAACCAATTAGATGAACTTGCTTTTGATGTAAATAATGGAGCGAGAGTTTACGCAAAAACAAAACAACTAATGACTTTCAAAACAGCACTAAATGACAGCGAACTTGAAACGCTTGTAAGTTGGGATTCTTTTAACGCTATGGCAACAGGACAATTATATACAATAGAATAATGGCAAATACTTTTAAATTCGGTAATGAAAATTGGGCGGTCAAAGATGGCAGTGCCTTAGCGTATAATGACGAAAACAATAACTTCAAACCTTTGCCTTTTGACTTTACAAGGGCATCGTCAGCTACTACGCTTAATAGACAGGGGTTAATTGAAACAGTGCCAAGTGGCAAACCTCGTATTGACTTTACGGATAACACAAGTGGGCATCTACTTCTTGAACCGAGTAGAACGAATAAGTTAGTAAGGTCAAATGAGTTTAATACTACTTGGACTTTAGGCAGCGCTTTATCGCTTACAAGCGGTCAAACTTCTACTTTAACTGGTAATAGTGATTCTTGGTTGTTATCAAGTAACGGTACAAGCGGGTTTTCGGCTTTAACCCAGGCTGTTAGTATAAGTGGTTCACACACGTATAGTATTTTTGCTAAAAAAGGTACTAACGACTTAATTTCTCTTAGGTCTTTAAGTGGTGCAGACGCTAGGGCTGAATTTAATTTAAACACAGGTGTTTTAAATTCTACAAGTAATACTTCTTCTACTGAAATTAAAAGTTATGGTAATGGTTGGTATAGAATATCTATGACTTTTAGCGCGTCAAATTCTTTTGTTTATGTTTACCCTAATAGCATAGGTGTAGCTGACGCGGGTAATATATATATACAAAATGCACAAATCGAAGCAGCAAGCTAC